AGTAAGCCCGATGTGCCCAATCCTCCAGGGGGCATAGGAACTTTAACTCAATATCAAGTTAAGTGTGTAATGGCACAAATGGCGTATAGTGAAAGCAAATTTAACTATGCAGCTAGAGACAGATCAACAGGGAATAGTCTAGGCCGATATTTAATTACAGCCAGAGATTTTGTAGATTTAAAGTATATTAAACAAGATTACTATCAACAATACCAAGCTGCTGCTGTTAAACAACCAGATGCATGGTTGGGTAAAGAAAATGTTAAAACAGATTCTGAATTTTTAAACAACAAAGCCTCCCAAGAAAGTGCAATGTACGAACTATTGGGTATAAACTACAATTTATTAACTAAAAAAATAGACGGGCAACAGGGAATAAAAGGCGACGATGATTTATGTACCGTGGCCGGAATGTTGTGTGTTGCACACTTGTTAGGAGCAGCTGGTGCAAGAAAATGGAGGTATAGTGCAGCAGGAGAACTAAACGGGTCAACAGGAGCTGTTTACTTTAATCGCGGTAGATACGCCATTGATGTGCTATCAAATGGCAATCAGACCACTGCACCAGGGGGAGCAAGTAGTGCAGGACCAATCTCTAGAGTAGACGGATTGGGAATGACCCAAGCGGCCAAGGATGCAGCAGCAATGAATTTAAATCCCGATGATTATTTTAACTTCATGCGCGGGGGAACAGGCAGCGGATCCAAGGAAAGATTCTTGCAAACACAGGAAGCATTTAGAGCTGCAATTACCGGAGCAGCCATGGAGTATAAAAAGGCAACTGGTAGAAAACTAACTGTAAACAGTACCATTCGAACTGCAGAAGATCAATTAAAGCTTTACAATGCATGGAGAGAAGCCGGAGGAAAATATCCAAGAGAAGGCGGTCCTCCTACAGTCAATACGCCAGGATTTGGACGTTTAAGTATTCCTACCCAGGGAGGAAATACAGGACAGCATGGTCGTGGACTAGCTATTGACCTACAACCCAACGAAGTTGACAAATTGATTCAGCTGGGACTAGTTGAAAAATATGGATTACAGTTCTTGGGACCAGTTGATCCTCCGCACTTGCAATATCCTCTATCTCGCACACCACCGCCTAAAAAAGGTTAAATATTACTATGGCTACAGTATATAAAGGTTTTAGTACATTCAATCGCGATAAAAAATTCCGCGTGATAGATTTTGAATTGGTTAAACAAAATCTATATAATCACTTCAACATACGCAAAGGCGAAAAGCTTATGCAACCAAATTTTGGCAGCAATATTTGGAATATGTTATTTGAGCCACTTACTGAAGAAACTAGACAAATTATTGTAGACGACGTTAGGGCAGTGGCCGGATACGATCCTAGAGTTAATGTATCAAATGTATTGGTCACACAATTTGATCACGGCATTCAACTAGTAGTTGAACTATCATATATTCCCAATAATCAACTTGAAACTTTAGTATTAAACTTCGATAACAGATCCAGATCTTTGACTCGTAACGAATAAAATACCCATATTTTATTCCAAATAAATACAAAAACAGGGCATAGATATGGCTATTACTACTCGTCAAACAAGTTTATTGGTACAACAAGATTGGAAAACAGTATATCAGACTTTCCGCGAAGCTGACTTTCAAAGTTACGATTTTGAAACGCTACGCAAGTCAATGATTGACTACATCCGTACCTACTATCCAGAAGATTTTAACGATTTTATTGAAAGCTCAGAATTTGTAGCTTTAATTGATCTTGTTGCCTTTTTGGGACAGAGTTTAGCGTTTCGAACAGATATCAATGCTAGAGAAAACTTTATTGATACTGCTGAACGTAGAGACAGTATCTTAAAACTAGCTAGACTAATTAGCTACAACCCTAAAAGAAATATAACCGCGTCGGGCTTGCTCAAATTTGACAGTGTTACTACGACAGAAAATGTTTTTGATTCAAATGGTTTAAACTTATCCAACTTGGTTATCAGTTGGAATGATAGTACCAACGACATGTGGCAAGAACAATTTACAGCGATTCTTGACGCAGCTTTGGCCAGCAGTCAAATCATTGGAAAACCCGGTAACAGCCAACCTATTAACGGTATACAAACAGATGAATATTCTATAAATTTAACCACTGGTACTAATCCTGTATTTAGATTTAGCAGTACAGTAGATGGCGGCGGAATGAATTTTGAAGCAATAAGTGCTACCAGTATCAACCAAACCTATTTGTATGAGCCTGCTCCGGCCACTGGCGGATTCTTTAATTTTCTATATAGAAACGACAATCTAGGAAATTCGAGCAATAACACTGGATATTTTATACATTTTAAACAGGGTGTTTTAAATTCACAAGATTTTAGCGTGGGCGACAGTCTACCTAATCGTGTTGTTAGTATAAATTTTGATAACATTAACAATACAGATGTTTGGCTATACAAATTAAACAGTCAAGGCGACGAAGATTTGTTATGGACTCAAGTACCTGCAGTCAGCGGCGTTAACGTAATTTATAACAACACCGAAGAGCGTAACTTATATGAAGTAGCAACTAGAGCCAATGATCAAATTGATTTAGTATTCGGCGACGGCGCATTTACCAATATACCGCAAGGCGATTTTAGATTATTTTATCGCACCAGCAACGCTTTGACTTACAAAATTACTCCTGATGAAATGCAGGATATAGTTATACCTATTACATATCAAAGTAGAACTGGAAGAATCGAAACGCTTACTATTCGTGCAAGTTTAAACTATACAATTGCAAACAGTGTTTCTAGAGAATCTCTAGAAGAAATTAGAACCAAGGCACCTCAAAGTTACTACACACAAAACAGAATGATCACCGGTGAAGATTATAATATTTTCCCTTATGTTCAATTTCCTAGTATATTAAAAGTTAAAGCCACTAATCGTAGTAGTTCTGGTGTAAGTAGATATCTTGATGTATTAGATGTAACAGGAAAATATTCTAGTACAAACATTTTTGCACAAGATGGATGGTTATATAGTCAAGATTTTATTGGTAGTTTTCCTTTTACGTGGGCAAGTACCACTGAAATTAGAGGAATTATCTATAATAGAATTATACCATTATTAAGTGCTCAGGAGTTGACACATTTATATTATACCAAATATCCACGATACACAGAAACAGACATTCAATGGACCAGTACTAGCGCAGCATCGTCGGGCTCTGTGGGATATTTTAACGCAGTAAATTCCGTAACACCTTTGATTGTTGGACCAGAAACAATTAATAATTTAAAATATGTTACTGTAGGGTCATTGGTCAAGTTCAATGCCGGTGAAGGCAAATATTTTGATGCCCAAAATCAAATTCAAACAGGTTCTCCTTCGATCGAAGGGGACCGAACATATATCTATGCCGGAGTTATGTTGACCGAAACCACGGTAGTGACACTGAGCACTTTTATACCTGACGGCGCAATACTAGATCAAATTATTCCAGAATTTAAAAATGCACTCACAGAAACTCTGGTAGACAGTATAAGCGATAACATTAGAACCTACAACAGCTTTGGTTTAAGATACGATGCAACCAATCAAGCCTGGGCGATTATTGATCAACAGGATTTAAACGGTAGTGACGATCCTTACAATTTTAGTTTAACCAACGCAGGTGATACAAACGGACTAGGACTTGATAGCAGTTGGTTGATACGTGTAACTTATAACGGTCTTGATTATAAAGTAAATTATCGCGGGATTAATTATATTTTCGAAAGCGAACTAGAAACAAGATTTTATTTTGATGAAAGAGTGAAAGTTTACGATACCCGTACCGGACTAACTTTAAATGATCAGATCAAAGTTTTAAAAGTAAACACACAGCCAGACAGTTTGTTCCCATTGGGAACAGATCAAACATGGTATGTGTATAAAAATATTGTAGAACCTGACGGTTATCAAAGTAGTCGCAGAATTCTAGTAACGTATCCTGACAGTAACTCCGACGGAGTACCAGACAATCCTGATTTATTTGAGCATATTGTATCACCATCTGTTAACAGTGCATACAAATATGTGTACCTACAGACAATAACAGATCCTAATAGGTTTATTTTC